GATTTCTACGCGTACTCTGTCGGGGAGTTGCAACGGCTCGCCTTGTCTGTGCCGACCATTTCGCGGTCCGTTCAGATGATCGCGTCAATGGTCGGCTGCTTGGAACTTAAGCATTACACCACCCAATGGACGGGTGAAGATTATGAAGAAATCTATTTAGAAAACGAATCGTGGATGGATCAGCCCGATCCTCGCGTGACTCGAAACTTCATTTTTTCTCAGCTCGTAACCGACCTCATTCTTTGGGGACAGGGCTTTTGGTATGTCACCTCACGGTCGTCCGCTACGGGCCGTCCGCTTTCGTTTGAATGGTTACCCGCCGCAATGGTCAGTTTAGGCGACCAGCAAACCGCACAGCGTTTCGGACCGTCTAACGACATCATGTTCAACGGCATCCAGTTAAACACTGATGACGTCATCCAGTTTTTGGCACCGTCGCAAGGACTGCTCTACACAGGCAACCGCGCCATCATGACTGCGATCAAACTGCAACAGGCATCGGATCGTTTTGCTGTCAACGAGATTGCTGCCGGGTGGCTTCAACAAACCGACGCATCAGAACCCATGTCAGCCGAGGACCTTTCAGAACTTGCAGCTGCTTGGCGTAACGCTCGACAAGTTGGTGCCATTGGCGCACTTAACAGCGTCGTCACTTTTAAAGAGTTCTCCAGTGACCCGAACAAACTGCAACTGATTGAGTCGCGTCAATTCCAAGCACTTGAACTGTCTCGGGCCACTGGAATCCCCGCATACCTTTTGGGCATCGGCGTACAGGGTTACACATACCAAAACGCACAGTCCGCACGACAGGACCTTTACTTGTTTGGCGCAAAACAATATTTGGACTGCATTGAACAAACCTTGTCAATGAACAACATTCTGCCCCGTGGCCGTTATGTCGAATTTGACATTGACGACTATTTAGCAGAAAACGATTTAGCAAGCGTTGCTTACGAACCGTCAGCAGAAGAACGCAGATCAGAGGAAATGGCATGATTCGACTTACAGCCGATCTACCCACAGTTGACTTCGCAAAATCAGAAGAAGACGCACCAGCGTCAATATCTGGTATTGCAGTTCCGTGGGCTCCAGTCACCGCAACCGTTTTAGGCGGACAGCGTGTGGCGTTTGAGCGAGGTGCTTTTGATATCAATCAGAAAGCCGCAAAGCTCATAGAAGGGCACGACCTTACGCAGTTGCGTGGCACCGTTAACGCTCTTGCCGATTTTGAAGAGGGCTTGGGCTTTACCGCGACCTTCGCAAAAACGAGAGCCAGCGCAGATGCCGTAGAACTGATCCGCTCAGGCGCTTACGATGCGGTGTCCGTAGGTGCGGAAGTCCAAGAGTCGTACTACGACAAAGAACTGAAAGCCACCGTCGTCACCAAAGCTTCGCTAGTCGAATTGTCTTTGGTCGCCGTACCAGCGTTCTCGGGCGCAGAAATACGCGACCTCGTGGCTCAGGCCGACGAACCCGAAGAAGAAATCCCAACAGAAACAACCCCAACAACACCATCCGAGGAGGATGAAACCATGTCAGAACCCACAAGCGTTGAAGCCGCAATCGCGACTCAACCGATCTATGCAACCGCCAAGCGCGAATTCAAATTGCCGTCCGTTAGCGAATACATCTCAGCATTCGTTCGTGGCGGAAGCGATTTCGCACAACTTAACGAAAACATCCGCGCCGCAGCTCCCAACGTGACCACAACTGATCTGCCCGGTGTGATCCCAACCCCCATCATCCAAAATGTGGTGAACACGTTCGTCGGCTCGCGCCCTCTCGTTGATGCCACCACGTTGCGCCCCATGCCGCAGGGAGGCTCAGTTTTCATTCGCCCTGTAGTGAATGTTCATAACTCAGTCGGTACTGCCACACAGAACACGACCATCACTGCATCAACTTTCGGCATTGACGACGTTCAAATCACCAAGACGATTCAGGGTGGCTACGTTGAAATCAGCGAAGCCTCAATTGACTGGACACAGCCTGAAGCACTCGGACCGTTGCTTGATGACATGATGCGCGTCTACATGGACCGCACCGACTTGCTCGCTTGCTCGGAATTGCAGACTGGCGTCACCAACAGCAACAACTTTGCAAACGCATCACTTGCTGACCCGGCATACTGGGTTGAGTGGATGTACACCGCAGCCGCTGACATCTTGACTGGCTCAAATGGCAACTTGCCTTCCGTGCTTGCTGTGTCACCAAACGTCTGGAAATTGATGGGCAGTTTGTCAGATACGGCGGACCGTCCGTTGTTCCCACAAGTGGGACCAATGAACGCATACGGTTCACTCAATGTCGCTTCGACACAGGGCGCGTTTGCTTTCGGTTTGCGAGTCGTCGTTGACCGCAACTTGACCTCGGCTGGCATGACCATCCTTGATCCGCGTGCGCTCGAGTCATATGAGATGAATAAGGGCTTGATTTCCGTGGAAAACCCCTCACAACTCAGCAGGCAGATCGCAGTCCGTGGTTACTGGGCATCGAAGGTCATTTCGCCAGAACTTGCCATCAAGGCTGATTTCGTCTGATAGACGGAAACTACGAGAGGATCTGAATCATGGCCGTATTCACCGTCACGCACGCACAACGTGTGGACGACTACGCCGTGATTCAGACCCTCGAGGCAACCGACATCACGATTGGTCAAACGATCGTCGTCGCAGGAGTAGGAAACAATTTTGATGCGACGTACATCGTTCAGGCTGTCCCTACTTTTCTGTATGTTGGTGTCGGTTTTGAAGGTGACTTTATATTTGATTACGAAGTCACCATCACGAATCAACTACTTGTCAAATCAAACTTTGATAACTATCAAAGAGCTTCAGCGACTGGAACCGTAACTTGGACCCAGTCCTGCACTTGGTTGTCATCAGTTGCCCCGGTACAAGAGTTTCTTGGGATCGCGTCGGCCACGGCAAATGACACCGCGTTTCTCACTACTTGTGTCGCAGCTGCGAACGCTTGGTGTTTCAGGCGTCGCGTGCAGGCTGGTTACCACGACAGTCTTACGACCGTCCCTGACAGTTCAGTGCTGTTAGGAACCACGCTTTACGCCGCAGGGCTCTACCGTGAACGCGGAACCACTGGAGACAGTTACGCGTCGTTTGGTGACATGACAGGACCGCCGCTCATGACCTTAGGTCGAGTCAACCAGTTGCTCGGCATTAAACGATCGCAGTGTGCATGAAATGGCAGGAATCTTCACGGACACCATCAACACGGTGTCAGCGTCGCTCACAGCGTTGGGACTTAAGCCTGTTACCGATCCGCGCAACGCACGACCGCTCACCGTGTTCGTGGAATTACCGACGTTCACTTGTTTCAACAACCAAGTCGCCGATATCACAGTTGATCTCCGAATCCTTGGAGCGCCACCCGGCAACCAAGATTCAAGCGACTACATCCTCGGCGTCGTGGACACAATAATGGACAGCCCCATTGCCGTTCTGAATGGCTCACCGTCGCTCGCTCAAATCGGGTCACAAGAACTGCCCGCATATGATCTCACAATAAGAATCGGCACACGCCGCACATAGAAAGAAACACATCATGACCGCAACAGTCACCTACCTAGCCAACCCCACCGTCACCGTTACAGCCCCATCAGCAATGACGTTGACTGATCACTGCTCTGCAGCGACCTTGACGCTCACGGCTGAAGCACTTGAGAACACGGCCTTTGGTCAGACCTCACGAACCTTCACCGCTGGGCTTTACAGCAACGAGCTGACGCTCACCTTGTTCCAGAGTTACGGTGCGACCGAAGTTGAGACGATGCTGAACTCAATGTTTGGCGTGATTTCCACAATCGTCATCAGCCCAGCTGGCCCAACTGAGTCCGCTTCGAATCCTGAGTACACTTTGACAGGTTGTTACCTAGCGACCGTGACGCCCATTTCGGCGACCGTTGGCGAGTTGTCGGTTGTTGAGGCCGTGTTCATGGGCGGAACATTTGCCCGCGATGTAACGAACCCGTGATCTAGTAATCCGATCCCGACTAAGGAGAACAAATGAAACTCACACTCAGTGTCAAACTCGCCGATGGCGAGACCTACCAAGTCATCACGAACCTTTTCGTAATCATTTCGTGGGAGCGTAAATTCAAGCGACGAGCATCAGATCTTGCGAACGGGATCGGGATGGAAGATCTAGCCTTCATGGCCTACGAAGCCAGTAAGCAGCAAGGTCATCCAGTCCCGATCTCATTTGATGAGTTCGTCAAAAAGTTAGAAGATCTAGAAGTTGTGGAGACTGCGTCTGCAGTCCCTACGCAGGAGGCCACCGACGTCAGCTAGCAGCTCTGCTAGTTGAGACTGGGTTCTGGCCTCCACAAATAACATTCGAGACAGACGATCTAGCAACTTGTGTGCAGATCATCAACGAGCAGAGAAAGAAAACCTAATGGCTGCAGATGTGAGACTTGATACTTACGGTCTGCAAGACGCATTAAAGAAGATGCAGAAGATTAATCCTGCTATGCGTCGGACTCTGCTCAAAGATACGAAGGTCGCGGCTCAGCCTTTGGTGGATTTGATTAACAGTCGAATCCCACAAACACCACCGTTGAGCGGTATGAATCACAACGGTCGTACCGGGTGGAAGAACGTCAAGAAGGTTCAGATCTCGTTGAACACTCGCAAGCCTCGCAAGGGTTCGGCGACTGCTGGCGCTGAACAGATTGCAGTGGTTCGTGTGGTCACTAAGGGCGCGCCCGTAGCGATTACTGACATGGCAGGAAAAGCAGGTGGGACGAAGTCGCGCCGAGAGCCAAAGTATCGCCGACCTAAATTTGACTCAGCTTTAAGAGGTACACCCTCTCGCTATATGTGGAAAGACGTGGATCAGATGGTTGCCGAAACTGAACGGGCACTAAAACCGATCATTGACCAGTTCATGGTTGATGCACAAAAAGAGTTTAAGTAATGGCTATTAACCTCCCAATCATTTCTGAGTGGAATCCCAAGGGCATAGATAAAGCAATTGCCGACTTTAAAAAACTTGAGACGAACGGGCAAAAAGCCTCTTTTGCAATCAAGAAGGCGGCAGTACCGGCAGGGTTGGCTGTCGCCGCTTTAGGTACGTTCCTTGTTGGTGCCGCTAAAGGTGCTGAAGAAGCACGAATCGCAGACCAAAAACTGGCTTCAGTTCTTGACACCATGGGCTTTGAGGATGCCACCAAAAGAGTTTCTGCCTACGCCGAAAGCCTTGAAAAGACTATTGCTGTTGACGCTGACGTTATTAAGGCAACACAAACCAAACTGGCAACTTTTAGTGCTTTAACTCAAACCGTTGGGCAGGCTGGCGGTGCGTTTGATCGTGCGACTGCGGCAGCTCTTGACATGGCCGCCGCAGGTTTCGGAACTGCCGAGGGTAACGCTGTCCAGTTGGGTAAAGCGTTACAGGACCCGATCAAAGGCATCGCAGCATTAGCAAAGTCTGGTGTCACTTTTACTGAGCAAGAAAAGGACAAGATCAAAGCTCTTGTTGAGTCGGGCAATCTGCTTGAAGCACAGAACATCATTCTTAAAGCTGTCGAAGGTCAGGTCGGCGGAACTGCTGCAGCTTCCGCTTCATCGTTTGACAAGATGAAGTTTGCTCTCGCTGGCTTGTCTGACACTTTCGGTGAAATGTTGCTTCCAGTCATTGACGAATTGGCACCAAAGTTGGCTGTTTTTACTGCTTGGGCTACCAAAAACAAAACGCTTTTAACAGTTTTGGTTGGCGTGTTTGGTGGCCTTGCTGTAGCCATTCTTGCGGTCAATGTGGCCATGAAAGTCTGGACAGCAACGACAGCAGCGTTTACCGCAATCCAAGCAGCGTTTAATGCTGTCATGGCCTTGAACCCGATCTTCCTGATCGTCGCTGCAATCGTCGCCATTATCGCAGTCCTCGTCCTACTTCAAAAAGAGTTCGGGCTCTTTGATGGTGTCATCAAGTTTGTCGGCAATTCGTTCGCCAAAGTTTGGGAAGCAATTAAAGCAGTATTCGACTGGGTGACCAACAACTGGAAACTGCTCCTGGTCGTGTTGACTGGCCCGTTCGGTTTGGCAATCCTTGGGATCTTTAAGTTCAAAGACAAAATCATGGACGTGTTCAAAATAATCTACAACGGCATCAAAGCCGCAATGGGCTTCGTCGCCAATGTCATCACAGCACCATTCAAAGCAGCTTTCAATCTTGTCGCCAAACTATGGAACAACACTGTCGGCAAACTGTCCTTCAAAGTTCCCGGCTGGGTGCCCGGCATCGGTGGCAAGGGATTCGATGTTCCAGACATCCCTGAATTAAAAGACGGGGGCATAGTCACCCAAGCGACATTGGCAATGATTGGCGAAGGCAACGAACCCGAAGCGATCATCCCTCTCTCCAAACTTGCAAGCATGGGATTCGGTGGCGGTGGCGGTGGCCCGACAATCAATGTCACAGTCACCAGCGCAGATCCGAACGCTGTCGTCGCAGCTCTGCAACGCTATGTCCGAATGAGTGGCCCAGTGCCAGTGACTACAAGGCCACTATGAGCAATCAAAACCTTTGGAAGGTCACAGTGGACGGATACAGCCTTGACGGGTTCGTCTATTCGCTGTCATTCTTTAACGGCAAGAAGAGATGGCTGGAGAACTATTCGCCTCAAAGTCTGTCGCTCACTATTGACAACTCGACAGGTCTTGCGTCCGCTTTCTTGCCCGGATCAGAAATCAAGGTGTACAGGGACGGAGTAGGAACAAACAACAACGCTCGGAACTTCTTTTACACTGAAAGCGTTTCATTTGATGACGGCTTCCAGTACGCGTCAGGTGGAGCGACAGCAACGATCACAGGGATAGATCTGTTCGGAGTGTTGTCTCGTGAGCAACTCGTGAACGAAGACCTTGGAGACTTCAACACTCTTGAACAACTGTCGCCATACACAGGACTCATCAGTTTCACAAACGACGGGAACAGTGTCGCCTACCCGACCGACAACTACACCGGCACTATCGGCGCTCGACTCGCCCAAAATATGCAGACCGAACACGGCCTCATGTTCAACTACGGCGACACGATCAAACTATTGGCAAGGTCGGAAGTTGGCGAGAATGTCTCAACTTTGTCATTTGGTGGCATTGCGTCCGCCACCGTCCTACCTATGAACGCAGTGTTCAGGTCTGCGCTTGGCGATTCGTTTAACAATGTCGTCACAGTGGAAGCTCCACCCGGATCGTACACAGCGACAAACGCTGCATCAGTCACGCTTTACGGAGAATGGGCAACGACTACGACACAAGTTGACGGAAGCAGTAGCCAAGTTCAAGGATGCGCTGAATATCTTGCTGCACTAATGGGCGACCCGTTAAGTGATAATCAAGTTTATTTTGAAATCCACGTCTGGGATTACGCTGTCAACCCTTCAACTCTCACATTGTTCAACCAGTACAACGACTTCATTAGTCAGAACATAGATGTGGTCTACCGCACACCCGGAGCAATCTCAGACACGACTTTCCAGTGCGTCATTGAGGGCCTACAGATCAACTCAGATCCTGAGAAAACTGAGTATGTGTTCTTCTTGACTCCTGCAGCTCTGTACCGTTCATTCATCCTTGACGACGCTATTTTCGGTACTCTTGACAACAACAGACTCAGCTACGGCGTAGCAGGGTTTTAAGGAGAAAAAATGCCTACACAATTAGGAGATTTCACTGCTGGACAGATTCTGACCGCAGATGATATGAACGACATCGCAACATGGACGACCTTTACACCGTCATTCACTGGAATCACTTTGGGCACTGGATCATCAAACACAGGTCAGTACTGTCGAGTTAATCAAATCCTGTTCATCAGGACTAGAACTGTTTTGGGTACTGGCGGATCGTTCACTAACCCAGTTCTGACGATCCCTGATTCGGCAGTGGCGACAGGTTCGCCGACCATGTTAATTACAAACTCAATAAATGCAGTACTGATTGATCTTCTAGTGAACACTTACCCCTTAGCAGTCAGATTGGACTCAACTACGACCCTGAGCGTTTATGCTCAAACTGCTTCCGGAACATATCTCACTTCTAATACAGCAGTATCTGCTACCGTCCCATTTACTAGCGCAGTAAATGATGTTTTAGAAATTGCAGGATGGATACAGGTGAACTAATGATCTCAGCAACGTGCAAAAATACTGACTGCGTAGAGTTAGACATTCTCTACAACTGTGAAGGATTCGCCGACTTGATCAAGTGCGGAACTTGTAACAAAGATTGCGAACTGACCGATCCCCGACCTGACCCCGAACCTTCAGCATGAAAACTCTTGCAGTGATCGCCGCCCTTGCCATTGCTTTAATGCTGGTCATTACCAGCTGTAGCGACCGCACTCGAAACAACTGCGAAACCCAACCCACAGCGCC